GTTGGATAATGTCGGTACTATCAAGGCTTTCAAATTTTGACCCTGCATACTGCACCAGCACTGCACCAAAAGGGTCGAGCAGGTTGTAGTGTTCAAGGTCATCAGGGAACAACTCGATGCTAAAACGTTCGGTCTTGGCTTCGATGTGATCTCTGATGCTTTGCAAAATCGGTAAAGTGGCACTCATTGATGCGCTCCTTAATAGCCCGACAAATCCAATTTCTGCGGCGCACGGGCTTTAAACTTTAAGGCGGACGGCAAACTGTCGTCTGCTGCTTCGCCGACTTCCAGCAAGCCCAAATGCAATTTACCATCGGCAATGCGTTCCAAATCTTTCAACGCTTGCGCGTGGGCATCTTTCACATTAGGCGGAAAGCCCTTGCCGTCTGGACGACGTGAATAGAGCCAGTAGCGAGCCAGTTGCAAGCAGATGTTGCGAACTAAAGTCGGCACTTGATTTAACGGCAACAGATAACGGGCGCGTAAATAGCCGTCCACCGTTTCAGTGGCGTATTCGCACGCTTTGGCGATTACAGCTTGATTGACTTCTGTCGCTCTGCTGTTATCCGTTGAAAGCTGTCTTAACGTGATTTCATCCATCACGTCCGTTAAATCTTGTGCTTGAATGTACATTATTCTTTGCCTTCGTCTTTATTATTTTTATTCGCTTTTTCTGCTTCTTTACGGGCTTTTTCTTCAGCAGCTAAACGTGCTTTTTCTTCCGCTTCAAGACGAGTTTTTTCCGCTTCAGCTTCTGCTTGTTTGCGTTTTTCATCGTCTTCATCTAACTTCACATAAAGCGAGATGCGTTCAGCTTCTTCGTCGGTCAGTTCTAGCTTGTCACCTTGCTCATAGCGTTGGTTGTTGTGGTAAATTGCCATTGCGCTGATGACGATGTAGAGTTGGGTTTTGTTCATTAGTTTTCTCCTGTGATGCCGTGGGTGAATCACCCACGGTTACGCATAATTCAACCTCGTTGGGGTTGGAGGGTTAGATACAGCCTTTAATTAAATAGCCTGCTGATGAACCGAGCAAATGTGGTCTGTAAATATCAGTAGTGCGCACTAATTCAATTTTGCCACCGCTTTCCACATAGGTATCAACGAATAAACCAGCTTTACGACGTGGGGTATAACCAAATGATGGCTTGTAGATATTGTGTTTCTGACCATCACCTTTTTCAGGCACATAAGCCAATACAATCGCACCCGACCAGATGTCTTTTAATGCACCTTGATCTTCATACACCGCTTCACCAATTTTCACGGTCTTCACGTCAATCAATTCGGCAAATAATTCAGGGGTAACAATCGCTTTTTGCGAGTATTTGATTTTTTCAATCACTGCAGGGTGCGATTTGATGACCGCCCACACATTGCCAGAAATAACACAAACATTAACGGCGTGACCTATAGAGCGTTTCACGGCCGTTTTGCCTGCTTCAATCACAGAAAACGGGTCTGAATTTTTATAATCAGAGAATTGCGATGTTCCACTTAACACAATTTTATTTGTGCTGTCATAGCTCGCATCGTTAAGAGCAAGATCTGCAATTTCTTTTTCACGCCCTAACGCAATAATGTCTTGCGTAGTTGTCTGGGCATATTGTTTCAATGGAAAACTTGCTTCAGGATCTTCCAGATAGTCGATTGGGTATTCGATATCGTGCTCTTCTAAGTTCACATCAATCGAACCAACATCATCAGGCGTTAAGCGGTTTGAAGCGGTGCGTAATGCACGAGCAGTGGTTGTCAAACGGAATGCTAGACGACCAAATTTAGGGATTTTTCCGCCCATTTTGGTCATTTCAACGATAGGCATTAGTGCTTCACCCACTAATTCGTTATTGTCATAACCTTGAGCTAATTCAGTTAAAACAGGGTCTTGAATACGAAGTTTGGCAAGACGTTCTTGAGATGCTGTTGTCATACAGGTTCCTTCTTATTGATAAATGGCATTAAATGCAGCTTTATAGCTCACATTGTGTTCTTTGGCGTAAGCACGGATTTTTTGGTCTGCTTCGATGCTGGCTGGGTTTGTGCCTTCGGCATATTCCACCGTGTCATTTTGTGCGGTTGTCGCTTTTTCTTTGGTTGCCACCTCAGAGAAATTTACGACTTGAGGTTGAGAATCCAAAAAGGCTTTGAGTTTGCTGTGTAGGCTTTCGCCCTCACCAAACTCGACCACACCACCTTGCATTGTGGTTGATGCGTAGTTCAATAAATCTACCGCTTGCTGTTTGGCAATCGGGGCGAGTTTGCCAGCTTTCACTAAGCCTTCCGCAAAATCGGCATTTTCGGCTTTGGCTTGGTTGAGTTCGCTTTCTGCTTTTTCGGCTTTCAATTTTTCATTTTCTGCCTTGAGCTGTTCAATTTCTTCAGGTGTCATTTCAAGTTCTCCTTCGGTTGATTGAGCTGGGTCTGAAGTTGGGGTATTCGGTTCATTAAAATTCGGCACAGGAAAACCTGTCTCATCTTGTTGATACCGTTTCAAATCATTTCGGATAGATTCTTCCACCACGCTATTGACTAAATAATCAGGCAACGCTTTGTCTGCTTCGTCCTGTCCGTGTTTACCAATGAGCCATTCACGCAAACGTCGCCATAAACCTGCTTCTGCCCAGTCGGAAAAATCCACTACGCCTTGTTCGTTCTCGGCAAATTCAGGATTACGCAAACCTTTCACGGCTGGCGGCATTGCCCCCAAGAAACCCACGTGGCGTAAATACAAGCTGCCAGGACAAGGATTGTTTGGACTGTCGGCAAGATAGAACGAAGACGACACTTTCTTAAATCGCCCTTTTTCCACCATTTCGGCAAATTCTGGATCGACTTGGTCGAACTCGGCTTTGAGTACATCGCCGTCCAACTCAAGGCGTTTTACCCAGCCATAGGCAGGCGCATTGTGTTTCGGGTGTCCAATTACTGCAGGGGATTCGTGAAAGTTTACGTTGTAGGCATTGACGGCTTGTTGCAAATCATCGGTGGTAATTTCCACTTCTACGCCATTTGCGTCAGGTCGTTTGCCTGCTTTAAAAATTTCGATAAGGGTCATTCGGGTGTTCTCCTTGTGTTGGCAAACATCATAGAAAAAACGACCGCTTGTTACTTTTAAACTGGTTTAGGGAATGAAAATGACAAATAGAAAGTGAAAAGGAAGTGAATGGGGCGTTTTTGCGTGTTTATCGGTGTTTATAAACACGCTCAAGGTGATTTAGGCGATAATTTATCGAATGGGATTTAAAACGCCAAAATGGGCGTTTTAGGGCTTATTTTTGAAAATTGGACGATATTACAGATTTTGGTCGATTTGGCGTTGCAAAAGTGCGGTGGCTTTTCGCAGTAATTTTTGCTCGTCTTGCTGACTTACACCTAGCCACGGGCGTTTCGGAATCGTCACTTTTTTGCCTCTGCCAGCCTTGCCACCGAATTGGTGCAAGCGGGCATATTTAGCGTCTGACCCAAACTCCACATTTTTGTCGTTGGAGTTGTAGGCGGTTCTGTCCGACAAATAACCGTCCTGCCGTAAGATTTTGGTGGACTTGCCTTTCTTCTGTTTGCGTGCCAGCGTTTTGGCAGACAGTGGTTGCCAGCCATTACCTTGCGGATCAACTTCCTGCTTAAAGCGTTCTGCGTGGATTTTCTTCAAGGTTTCGCCTAGCACGCCATAGAGCTTACGGGGTTGCTGTAATTGGCGTGCGATGTTATGCAGTTGTTGGACTGCTTGGGTGTCGTTTAACGAAATCTTGATCATAATGTTGTCTTCTCTCTTGGAGTGGCGTATAGTGCTTACAGCGGTGGGGGTTTCCTACTGGAAAGGTTGTGCTTCGGCTCATTATCCTGTTCGAATCAGGCAAACCACCGTTACAACTCCCCCCATAACACTTCATATTTGTGCATTCCTGTTTTATCTGTAAATACACTTGCTGTTCTCACTAAATTGACCTTATGTGGTAATTTCTTTTTGCTTAACTCATCTTTGAGCTTAACTTCGTAGTCCATTTTAATTGCCACTTTGCCTTGCTCTGTATCATAGACAAAAATCAAGGTCGGCAATTTCTGGTCAGTTTCCAGCAAAATAGCAGTCGGATTTCTCAACTTCTCCGGCAACTGCTCCCAAAACTCAATCGGCAGGTTAATGCCTTTGGCTTGTTTGGTATCACGCAAGGCGTGCAATACATCTTCATCACGCACTGCAATCACGGCAGATTGCGGAGCTTTTTCAAGTACGGTCAATTTATCAATCACTT